GTTTTTTGAGCGTCGCCTCCCCGGTAGATATCGGTTAACTGCTCGACCGTGGCTGCAATAGGCACCAGCTCATTGGTGAACAAACTGCGCCGATAGCCGGGAGGCACAACCTCACTGCCATTGGCAAAGTGCTGCACAGGACTTTGCAAATTTTGAAGCATTTGACGCGCTTTGCTCACATCACCTCCTTGGGTTAGCTTTACTACGCTGACATTGCCCTGAATCGGAAAGGGCGTGCTATTGCCTGATGCAATCCCGTATCGCCCCTCAAGCGCCATGCCACCACTTGCACCCCCGCCATAGTTTCCTGGGGTAGAAGGAAAGGCTCCTCCTGCTTGGTTAAAGGCACTGCCTGTCATAGGCGCTTGTGAAGGCGCGCCAAGCATTTGTGAAAGGTTGGGCATTTGCCCAAGGCCCCCTAACGTCGGAACCTGTGCTGGGGCAGCGGTTCGCGGCGCTGTAAAAGCCTGTCTCGTGTTAGTCATGGACCCCCTACCAGCAAGTGCTGTCGGCGACGGAGTCAAAGGAATCGCAGCAGCCTGCTGTGCAAAATTAGGAAGGGTTGGAGGCGTGTTCTGCAAAGTAGATTGAATAGCAGGGGGAACAGGAAGACCGCCCAACATAGAGCCTGTAGGTGACGTGTTTGCCGATGACAACGCCGCTAATTGAGCAGCGGCGGAATTGGGGTTCTCTTGCTGTTCCGTTGCCCCATCACCTATTCGCTGCGGAGCAATAGGCGCACTGACGGGATTACCAAAACGAATTTGTCCCGTGACAGGATCGACACCAACACTTCCCCTTGGTACCTGGGGCATCCCTGTGCCATATCGCCTATAGTAGTCCTCAGCCTGCTGATAGATATCACGATCCATGGTCAGGCTATTCAAATTACGTTTTGAAAAATCAAGCTGAGGATTAGCCGCTTGCACCGCAGCAGAGAACGCTTGAGCCGACTGTTGATTAGCTTGCTCTTTCGACATCGTTCCTTGAAAGGGATTGTTTGTTCGTGCTTGCTGGAGGGCGTTAAAGTAAGGCGATGTTGCGGCCTGATAACGACCATAGATTTGATCATACTGATTCTTGAGCTGCGGATCTGCCCAAAAACCGCTGTACAAACCGGAATTTGAGTTAGCCTTTTTAAAGGCTTCTAGTTCCGCCAGACTTGTCTGGTAGTTTCGACCTACGTCCGTTTGATTGACCGAGTTTTCTATGCCAGTCGTATAGTCGTTGTAACCAGGAGTGTTCTCGACCGTCAGGTTTTGTACTTGAGGCACACTAGCCTGCTGGATGGCTTGACTCTGTCCCTGCGGCACAAGCCCTTTTAAACGAGCGTCAGACGCAAGAAAATTTGCATACATGTCTCTTGATAGCGCCATGGCTCATTCCTATCCAGATAACTTTACGGTGAGGCGATTATCGCCTTAGCAAGGCGAGGCGCGCAAGCGTCAATAGTACTCAAACTCAAGCTGGGTCGTTGCCTCGTCGGGCTCATCATCGTCCAATGCCACAAAGTTCCCTGCCCTGAACCGACTGATCGCCTGCACGGTACTGTCCACCAAATCGTCATTATCGCCCTTGGGAAACGCCGCACACTCCTCAATCAATTCTTCTGCCCACTTGGTCTGCGGTGCCCAAACCATCCCCGACTCAAACACAGGTGCCACCGCATTCGCGCGGGCAATCTTATCCTGGTTCTTCTTTCTTCCCCCAGGCGAGTAGGTCGTCACTGGAATGCCCACGCGCCTTAGCTCCTGCTGCAAGGTCGTGCCCGTGGCTTTTGCCTCAATCAACACGTTATCGGGCTTCCAGTGATCATACTGCGCCCGCGCTACCCGCTTGAGTTCCGGGAAGTCCCAACGGCCTTTCTTAACATCGAGGAGAATAATGGCAGGTCCGTCGTCTGCGCTGGGATGGAATACACCCCAGGTCGTGATGGCGGAGTAGTCCGCAGTTTCCTTTTTGCTATACGCTGTGTCATAACTCTGGATAATATAATCCACTTCGGGGGTGTAATCATGCTCCCAGATCCTCCACCACTCACGCTTTAAGATCGCCCCCTCATCATTGGTGGGCTGCTGCTGATACATCGACTGCCACTTTTGCACCGACAAAGTCGCCCTGACCTTTTGCAACTCATCAAGGCTCCAGTAGCTTGGCCAAAGGGGCTTTTCGCTTTCCGTATGCTCATTCAAGATCGCCGGAAACTCAATCACTTCCCACTGATCCGACTTAGGCTCGACCTGTGCCTTAATCAACCGCGCCGTCAGATCCTTCATCCCCCAGCGCGTCATCACCACCACCACCGCCCCTCCGGGTTGCAAACGTGACCGTGGCCCCGAGGTGTACCACTCCCAAGCATTATCCAAGGCAAGCTCTGACAAAGCATCCTGCTCGGAATGCGGATCGTCAATAATCAAAAGATCCGCACCGCGCCCTGTCATCGCACCACCCACGCCGACTGCAAAATATTCCCCGCCCGCATTGGTCTCCCAGCGTCCCGCTGCCTTGGAATCAGCCTGCAAGGTCACCTCACTGTACACTTCTTTATAACGATCAGTATCCATCAGGTTCCTGACCTTCCTGCCAAAGCGCACCGCTAACTCGCCATTGTGCGTCGCTTGAATGATCTTGGACCTTGGCTCACGGCCCATGGCAAAGGCAGGCAAGAGGTAAGAGGCGAACTCTGATTTGGTGTGCCTGGGCGGCATATTCACGATCAAGCGTTTCAACTCGCCGCTGACAATCCTGTCAAAGGCACGGGCCATGCGACTGTGGTGCGCGCTGATAATAGCCTCGGGCCACATGTACTTTGCGAACGACAAAAAGCTTGACGACGCACGCTCCAGGGCCTGGATTTGCTGCAAACGGAGCTCCAGCCGAAGCATCTCGGCCCTCGGATCCTCGACTATGCGTTCTGTCATTTGTAACGGTTCTTGTTGAAATTTTGCAAAAAATTTCGGCCAAAGGGTGTTTTTGAAGGCATGGGGGGTGAGTCTAGCAAAAACTGTTTCAGGGGTCTATGACTATGCGAAACCGGGCCAAGACCCGGTTTGGCCCCAGCGACCGGCATTTCTGGCCGACGAACGGACGAACGGTCGATGGCGCGTGATGAACGGCCGCCGGGACTCGCCCCAGGGCCCCCGGTCCAGTAGGGGAGGGAAGGGCGCGGACCGATCGCGGATTATAGCGATCGCGCCGTTATGATCGATTGATCGATTCGCGGATTATAGCGCAGCGCTCAAGGATCTAGATCCTCGATCGATCGCGATAATGGCCGGTGATAATGGGCCTTTGGATCAATAGCGTGTTTCATGCTCTAGGATCTAGATCCTAGAATTGTTGATTATGACATGCAAACAAAGGGTTTAAAAGCATGCATACGTTTGTATGCATCGATGCAAACAAGCGCGATCAGCTGATCCAGGTGATCGGCTGTGCGATTTTTACAGCCGAGCATGCGCCTGGTGCAGCTGCACCAGGTGATCGGACCGGCCGCTCTAGGCGCCTGGACCGCGCGCCAAGTTTGCAGAAAATCGAGCTCGATCGCTGCGCGATAGTCGGCCGCAGCGAACAGCGAACCTATTTCAATAGGCGCGCGGAATCCTTATACGCCGGGGTTTTTAGTGCATCGTTGCACTAATCAGCGCGATCGAATTAGTGTCATTGCACTATTTTCGCTATAAAAAAACCGGCCATTCGGCCGGTTTAATTGATCACCTGAAACAGCTGTTCCAGGTCATAAAAACAGTGCGATCGCTGCGCCTAGTGCAACGCCAAACACGGCCGCTATTGTCCAGTCTATGCACGCCTGGATCAGCTGCGCGCGGATCATGCTTGCATCCGATCAAGCCCGATATCGCCGGCAATGTGGTGCCGGATCATGGATCCAGGCGCAAGTGATCGAGCGAACCGGATCAGCTGCGCGCCGTCGGACATGTTCGCTTTGTTTAACTTTGCGGCCTCCCATTGCAAGCGAACCGGTCCAGTGTGACCGTAACATCCGCCCGGATCAGCTGCGCCGACTAATCGGGCCTGAGGACTATGCGCAGTAAAAACAACGACGAAGGCGCGATCAGGTCCGATCGGCCGCGCGCACAATGGCCGACCATTGCCACAATTGATGCACTGGACCGTTTCGCTTGTTTCAGCTGGACAGCGAACAAACCGGACCGATGCATGCTCGCGCGGCCATGATTGGTTACGGCCGACGGTTAGAACAGCTGCGCGACCGTCGATGGTCGCAGCTGCGGCCGCTGCGGGATCCTCAAAGCTTAGGTTGATGACCGTTTCACCTAAAGCATGCTTAGGCAATTGTGCAGCGCTGAAATGCGAATAAGTCCAAGCAAGGCCGCCGACTGGAACAGCTGCGCGAAGTGCTTTCAAGTAGTCGCGGTCAACCGTTGCGGCCGACTTGTCGGCGCAAGTATTCAGCGAACAGCTGCGCGGGCATGTTCCATAGGCGTGCGCGGATCCGCTGCGATATGTGACCGCGATCGGTCCAGTCTTACGGTTACTGGAAATTTGGACAAACTTAATCATTGTTCGCCCCTCACGTTGATATCGGCGTGAAAATCATCCCACTGATCTACACCGTCGATGAGCAAGCGCTCACCGTCGACCCAAATAAAAACCTCAGTGTCGGCCGGTAATGCTGAAAGTAGAGCGACTAGTTGCGCGGCATTCATTGTCTTGATCCTTTCTCACTGTATGCGCGGCCGGATTGGCCGCGCGCCAATTGTGCGCCGATTAGTGCAGCTGCGTCAATTAGTACACCTGGATCACCTGGATCACCTGGATCACCTGGATCACCTGGATCACCTGGATCACCTGGATCACCTGGATCTGGATCACCTGGATCTGGATCACCTGGATCTGGATCACCTGGATCTGGATCACCTGGATCTGGATCACCTGGATCTGGATCACCTGGATCACCGGCCAACAAAAAACCCGGCACTAGGCCGGGCTTAAGCTTGCGCAGCTGCGCAACTAGTCAATTGTCACTAGGTCTAAGATCTTGCCCGCATCGCTCTCGATTTTCACGCGCTCATCTTGCCAAGTGATCGAGCGTGCAGCTGCGGTCATACCTGTTACAACATCCCACAAACTCTCGATCGGTCGTCCCTCATCGGCTATATGCGCAGCTTGATATCTGCTCGCAGCTGCGCGGCCATAACGGTCGATCAAAAATTTGGACATGTTATGCGGAATTGCTCGCTGCGCCGCGGTGATCCGGCCGATAACGTCAAGATCGGTCGATCGCGTGAATTGCTCGATTGCTGGCAATGCCTCATAAACGAAGCGCTCAGGTGCGCCGCTTGAGTGCCTGATCTTAAGACTCGATAAATGCTGCGCTCCCCAAATAATCCGGTTGCTACAAACATAATCAAACAACATGTAGTCCAGGCGCAGCGTGCCCCCTCCGACCTCGCTGTTACTTACCATAACACCACGCGCGAGCCCTCCGGGCTTGCCGTCACGCCGATTTGGGATTTCGACGCGCCGCTGTTCATCAGCCAAGAAAACAAACATCGACCGATCGCCGCCATAAATCGTCGTGTTGCTTTGCGTGATCGGAACACGTCTACCGAATTCCCCAGGCACAACAAAATCACCGGTAACACCGTCACCGACTGCTTCCATGAGCGCGGTTGTCACTTGGTGATCCCATATGCGCCCGTAACTGTCACTGTTTAGTGCGCGCAACCGGATCGGTTCATCGGGCGATCCGCGCGACAATAAAACCGAATGCTGATCCTTTGCGGGCAAGCTTTTAGCAGTCGCCTCTAAGCTAGCATTCAGGCACTGCACGCCAACGTCCAGGGGCAGCTCGCGGATATATCCCGCTGGTGCGCCGATCACACTGCATAACTGCGACATTGCCCAATGGGTAGGCTGCGCCTGCGACTTGCTCGTGCAAAGCAACACTTGCTCGTCCCGGTGATTCATCTCAAAGTGCATCTCGCTCAAATGCTTGAGCGCAACCGCGCTCTTGTTACGCAAAGCCAGCTGCATGTCCCGCAGCGCTAACAAGCTGACAAAGCGCTCGTCGCTCGGACGGGTTGCCCACTCGCGGCTAAGTCTCATTTCGGTAGTGCTCATTCCTGTATTCCTTTCTGTTTGCGCGGCCGGAAGTGACCGCAAGCGAATAGTAACCTGAAAATTAAAAAGGCGGCAAGTGCCGCCTAAGTGGGGTGCAGCGAGCTGCACTAGATCGGCAAAATGTCCAGCTTGACTCGGTCAGCCAATTGAACCCGCAGCTTGCGCAACTGTTCCACTGTCTTGCGCCTCTCCGACTCAGTCAGAACATCGAGCTCGCCCCAATGATTCTTTATTGCTAGTGCCAATGCGTCCACTGCGATAGTGTGAGCATACTCTTTTGGCGTGTATCCATTTTTCATCAGTCTGTCCTTTAAGTGACTAGCTATGCGCATACCCGTCAGGCTCGATCCCGATCCACATACTGGCCCAATGCACCATGACCGCCGAACCGTAAAGTTCAGGCCGGACCGTCCGGCGCAGCGCGCGATAGCTGAGACCGCCCGAGTGCCGCTTCCAAAGCCTGACCAGGGACTGTTGCTGCTGTTTGGTTAGCTTCGCTCTCATGCTTCATCCTTCCAGCCAACGTGCAGCTTGCTCTTCATCAGGTCAGCAACCTGCGGTCCCAAGTCACCATCGCTAACCAGTGTCGAGGCAAGATCGGACATGTCGAGCTCACCAGCAAGATCGCTCAAGTCGAATTCACCAGCAAGATCGTCGAGGCTGATGCTACCGGCAAGATCATTCAAATCAATTTCGCTGGCGATTTCATTTACATCTAAGTACCCGGCGAGCCGGGGAAGGTCTACGACAAATTCGCTGTAGTCCAGGTTAGCGCGAACATCAGCCAGCAGGCGATCGTAATCATATGCCGGTTGCTCGATCATCCTGGACATTTCAAACACCTTAGCTGCAACATCCTGGACTAATTTGTCATAGAAGTTGCCCAACAAACTTAAAAGTGCTGCTTGATCCATTTTGATTCCTTTCTTTCTGTATGCACTGGCCGATTGGCCAGCAGACTCAAATGTACCCCTAAAAAACAGTCCAGGTCAACTCACCGCCAGAACCCCATAAACAGCAACCGCAGAAAGCTGAACCAGTAGCTTTTCTTTCGAGGCGGCGGCAAGCGTGACCAATCGATCTTATCCTCATCAGGCGGCGGAACGATCATCAGTCGTGCTCCGCTTGACCTGCCAACCTAACCTTGCATACGGCCATTCAGTCCTAGCTTTCTCTTCAGCCAGTATCTGCGACAGTGCGCCGACAATAATGCTCTCGGACACGCCAGTGCCCTCATGCACTACCGTTACCCGATAAGGCCTGGACAAACGGCGCTCTGCCTTCCTGGCCTCGCGGACCACTTCCTCTAGCATGTCCTCATAAAGTCCACTGAGCGCAATGAACTCGTGAACCCCCTCATAATAACAACCTCCGACATAAGCCTCGGCTAAGACATTGTCATAAATCAAATTACAGCGCTCAGAGGGTCCCAGGGCATCGACCCTGATCACCAGGGGTAAGGGTTGATCCTCGATAACCTCAGAGTCGCTATCGAGCATCGATGAAACCCGAAACAAAAAACCATCTCGGAGCATATGAACTGCTGCGATCCAGTTATTCATAGTCTTTCTTCCTTTCTAGTCCTGGCAAAGCGCCAGAACCAACATCATGTCACCGCGCGTAGATCGAGTCAAGTAACGCTTGCTTCAGTACGTCCCACTCCATGAAGCGTTCAACAGCCTCGAAAAGCGGAGGCGTATCAAGCCCAAGCACCATCAGATCCATGACCTGACGCCCGTGAAACAAATAGTACTTACAAGCCGCATCGGAATCGTTGGGCTCGTAGTAAACCAGGATCAAGCTTGGCGAATCCTTATGCCGCATATGAAAGCTGACTTGGTGCGGACTGATCCGCACCGTGCGATTCCTGGTGACCTTGAGCTCAAGCGTCAGAAAAAACTTAAATGTCCTCCCGTTCTCTTCGAACGGGACTGCGATCAAGCAGTCGGGTATCCCCAAGTTGACTCGCGACTCTAACCTCGTTATCTCGAAGGAAGCGATTTTCCTTTTGAGCCTGCGAAACAAGGTGCTTTCTGGTCCTCTCGACATTTCTTAATCCCTCCCGAATCGTCAACGCTTCATCCTCTTCCTCAACAACTTCCTTAGCAACAACTTCCTCAGCAACAACTTCCTCAGCATCCTCTACTGCTTCTTCGATCACTTCCTCAGCAACCTCCAGCTGCGGCACGGGAATCGGTTTTGCCTCAACCTCGATCGCTGGCTGAGGCTCATACATCTGGCGCAACTCTTCAAGCTTGCGCATGACCTCTTCCTTGCTCATCGTATCGATGGTCCCGATCTTGATCTCCTTCCGGTCAACGTAGATCGTTCCCAAGGCCTGACCCCTCCGATACTCAGCGGCAACCGCTGCCGAAAAGTTATTCGCAGCCAAAGCTCGATCGCGAATATCCATCAGATCTTTCATATGCCTTTCAAGTGTCGTCCCGTACTTAGCGCGAAGGTCCCTACGGGTCTCGTGAATGGCCGCCACGACGTCAGGACGCGCGTTGGCATCCGTTAGCTGTCTGGCCGCTTCCGTCGCGCCAGAGGGCTTATAACCAGCCCTAATGGCCGCTTCCTTGAGGGACACTGCGCCATCCCCACTGACCCATTCCCACACAAACTTCCATTCCCTTTGCGACAATGCCTTCTGGCGAGGCCGTACAGCCCCCTGGAGGCGTTTTTCAACATGCTCTGGTGTAGACCTAGGTATCTTCACGAAATCCTCCTACAAACCCATTTTCCGGCCTCCTGGGGCCTAACTGAAAACTTGCGGCCTGGACGCCTGTTACAAAACGACGTTGCCGCGTTCCTTGCAGCAATCGCCTCACTTTGTGACCACACAACAAACCAATCCCCAATCAACATCCCCCCAAACGGATAACGCACCCTCGACCCCCGATGACCAAGCGTATGTTCCCTCGCTTTAATCCTCGTCCCTTTCGCTCCAACTGCCCAACCCTCATCTGCTACAACATCTAAAACCTTCACATTCACCCCCTCCAACCCATTACGTCAAATTACTACTATAGATACACACCGGCAAAAAAAAAAAAAAAAAAAAAAAAAAGTGACCGCGCGCGCACCCCCGTAAATTTCATTTCACTTCTGTTTGACGTAATGTAGTGTCGTACCCGGAAGCCCTGAAAACATTGGGTTATTTCGGCATTACACCAAATTACACCATTTCCACAAAAAAAAAAAAAAAAAAAAAACATGTGGGTGTGTATCTATAGGTGTAATCAACGTAATGAAATGGGCCCAAATCCATTACGGCAAATTCGCACCATTTCTGTGCATGGGCCGTGGGCCATGACCCGTTAACCCCCCTAAACCCACCTTTTTCCACTAAAAAACAACACTTCCCCACCTTGGTCCCATCCTTGCCCATCGCCACATCGCTATAACTCCCATATCCATTACGTCCATTACACCACATTGCTTACGGCAAATCTGCCCATTATTTAAGCAGATTTGCTCTAGTTTCTTTATCGAAAAACGACCGCGTTTCGAGCCGTTTGTTGCCTAACTTCGCCCACGGTGTCAAACCCCCTCACACCACAATCAGGCTCGTCGGCGAAAAAC